TGACTTAGCGTGACGCATACGATCATCAGACAAATTACTCAATGAAATCATAGCACTACGGCGTACACCGCCTACCACCACTACTTCGCCTATCTTACACATAATGTCATGGCATTCTAGTGAGGATAACTTACGGTTTTGTGCATCCTTGAATGTCTTAATTACAAAGTTAAACAGATCTACCAACGGAGCAGGTCCAGACGCTCTACCACCAAACGTTTTAAGTGGCGCACCTGCAGGTCTAACTCTCGATACATCCCACGTAGGGATCTCACCACTGTATAGTAATGCAATCATTTGTCGTAGTGATTTAGCCCAACCTTCTTTGCTATCCTTTACAACAATGTTTGTTTCACTGCTCCAGAGAAATGGCACTTCAGGTAGCTTAGATATGGATTGACGCTCTACAGAGAAGCCAACACCAGTACCACACAATAGGATAAACATAGCTTCATCAAATGCTTTAATATCATCTACTGCTAAGTAGCTACAATTATACATACAAACATTATCTCTGTCGGCTGCTTTACCTGCAACCATGAGCGATCTCATACTAGGCATAACTTCTAAGCCTAAGATTGCTTGTTCTAATTCATACTTAGTGTTCTGATCAACCAAGTCTCGTATTACATTAGCAGAGTATCTCTCAATGGTATTCTCCCACGATTCACGTCCATCTCCTTCGTAGTACTTAGCATAACGTGATTTGTGTATGAATGATTGATAGTCTGTTGGTAAGTGGTTGTTCATCTGTTGTCTCCTGATCCCTGTATCTTGTTTCGTTCCTTACGTGATGTAAGCTTCTCAATATTAATGTTAGCTACTTCATCTAGGTTATACCCTATATCGTTAGCCAGGTTAGCCAGATACCAGAGTACATCTCCTAGTTCTTTGGCTACTTCATGTCTATTGAAATTATTATCACGCACTTGTTTCTTAACCTTCTCAGCTATCTCACCTGCCTCTCCACACAAGCCCAACGTTGGGTATAGAACCTTATGTGTTGCAGGATATATAGCAAAGCTAACCGCCTTGATCTGATACTCTCTAAAGCTATTCATTTATCTCTCTCTCTTTTACTACTACATTGTTTACTTCAATATCATCTACGTCATAGAACGTATCTAACACTAAATCTTTTACATCATCCGAATGTGACTCCTCATGAGACGATAGGATGTTATTATTTTTACTGACTACAACCTGCATAGTTACATCAAAGTTCTTGTCACTCATTTATGTTTCTCCGCAAGAGCTTTATTCATCTTTGTTAGATACCACTCTGCTTTCTTCATATCTTCTACACCATTACCCTTGTATCTATATCTATGTTGATACTTAATCATGTTACCATGACAATATGCAATGAAACCGTCTAAGCCTACTACCTGTTTGATATAGTCTATACATTCAATACCGCCTTGGTTGTAGTGCGCTGGGCGTTCTACTGGATCAAAACCCTGATCTTCTTGTTGCTTCTCCAAGTTCCATTTAGCCATTATGCGCTCCCTTTTGTCTTAGTAAACTTAGTCAATGTTATTATGTTANTGTCTTTATCTGTTTCATATTCTGCGAAGGGTGATTCATCTAAGTCTTCAAATAGTTTATCACGCCACTTAAGTACTTCATCTACAAGTTCTTCTTTATCATCTGAGTATGAGAGAAAGGATGTCATTAGCGTTATAATGTTAACCAAACCACGTTGTATGTTGATATCTAGGCTAATGGTTTCATTCATAGCAACGCCTGTAGCTACGTCACCTTCCCATTCACCATTGGCTTCATACAAAGGTTTGATAACCAGAGCCACTTCATCATCTTCCAACTCATATCTCATTAATCTTTCCTTTTTGTTTTAAGTACTATCTTATCTTTTTTAGATCTTGTACCCTTTTCTGTCAACCATTCTTGAGGTATTATTCGATGTGACCAAAGAAAATTATTCTTATCGCACCAATCACAATATCTGCTCTTAGAACCCTTATACAACTTGGCAAAAGCATTGCTAAATACAAACCTAATATCTAATTCTGGATGTTGTTTATGTATAGATAAATGCTTACGCTTATCATCATTATCAAGTATACCTTTTGTCTCAATTATGATGCCGTTGTCTAACTCAAAGTCTGGTGTATAAGTTCTGTAGCGTAGGTCTTCCCACTCTATCTTTAGTAACTCATACTTAACTTCTTTCTGGTGTTCAGTTAAGAATGCAGCGGCCTGTGTTTCAAGACCACTGCGGTAGCGCCGAGAGTTGTGATATCTCGCTGTAGTTCTTTTAGTCATTGATATCTTCTTTTGGCTTAGCTTCAATCATACCTGCTAATTGATTACATCGTGCTTCAAGTACTTTATATACATATTCACATCTGTTCATCTCTTGTTTAGCAACTGAGATTTCATTATACATAGCCATCTGCTCTTCATTGAAGTTCTCAGTATCATACTCTTTATCGTTAATAGTAAGTTTAGGCATTAGTCTTCCTTTAAAGTTATATAGTCAATCATAGGTGGATTCTTAGCCTTCGAGTTAGGNGAAGGTAGCGTTTGTAGTGTAGGCCAACACTTATGTTTAAATGCACAGAAGCCACATGTAACTCCTAGCTTAGTGTTACCTGTCTTCTTACGGTAAAACGTTTCTTCAATAGCCTCAAATTCACGCTCAAAAGGTTCATCATTGTTGATGTAGTTTGTCAGGTCTTCGATATCATCAAGTACTGCTTGTTTATCTACACTACTGGCAGAGACATACTTAAATTCGCCGTTAGCCTTGTTGACTACCCACCAACCACCAACCTCTTTACCTGCGCCCTCTGCGTAGCCTACAAGCTGTGGGATGTAGCCGAAACTATCTCCTGTAGCTAAGGCATCGAAGGATGCAAACTTGTTTTGATATGACCAAGGTGAGGCTGACTTTACATCGTCAATCTTACCGTCTAGCTCCATATCGTATTCACCTTTAATCTCTACACCATTAGGTAACTTAAGAGTAACATAATCATTGTCACCAAAGTTAACGTTTGCTGCTCTCATGATGCCCTTGAATACAGCTTCAACTATATCCCCTAGTATCATGTTCATCAGAAAGTGTGGTGGAAAGGGTGTTTTTCCTTTAGGATCATTCTTCTCATACCATAGCTGACAACGTGGCTTACCTATGTTAGACATACGTAAACGAAAATCGTCACGAGGACCACTATCGAATTGCTTAAACAAAGCATCCTTAACGTCAGAGGCGACTTTATCAGCCACCTCTTCAGTCATAGTGGACTCACCTGCCATAGCCTTTTGTAGGAATGATACCATAGCTAATTCTGCAGGGTGATTCATTAGTCTGCATCCACATCTACAATAGATCCAACTAGCTCAGCATCTGAAGCACTCATGCCTCGATCTGAACGTTCATTGTATAGATCCAAGATCTTACCATTGCCATACTCAATAAACCCTAAGAAGTCTTTTAGTGTTTGATTGTCAGCTTCAGTAAGCTCTACCTTGTCACCTGCTTTAGCAGTTATGTAACCATAAGTAGCGCCTGTAGGGATAGAACCTTCCTGACCTGCTAACTCCAGGTTAGACATGATTGGCAGTAGATTAGATCTCTGCACTGCCTTAAGTGCATTGTCTAAACCTTTTAAGCTATCACGGTTCTTTACATCCATTACAAATGGAATGTCTACGTACTCATTAGAGATAGGCTTACCCTGATCATCTATAGGTTCTTTGACTGTAACTAGACCCATGAAAACCTTAACACGTTTAACTGTACGCATTAGATCTTTAGTAGCTTCTGGTAAAGCATTCCAATCCTCTACATAACCTGATGGTCTACCTAAGTTGAAACCACCTATACTGTCTTGTAGATCTCCATTGAGAGAATTAGCCATTACTGTCTTTTCCATCTCGTTAGTCGATGCATTCCAACGTTGCCATTGTTGGCGTTGGGCGAATACACGGATAGATATAGTCTCTGCATAGAAAACATCATCACCCTTAGTAATCTTGTATGCACCTACAGGTACAACATCTGTTTTGATCTTCTTACCTGCAAGCTCCATTTCGCCTTTTAGTGCAGCACTAACCACGTTAATACGTGCTAACCCTGACTTAGATTTACTTGTGTCGGATACACCCATTAGTGTAGCCATTGATGCATTATCCATGCTTGTTATTGATAGTTCTGTACTCATTATATTTACCTCATGAGATTTGTGTGAAAGAGACTCAGTTATACCGTCAAACGTCCTGTACGTCAAGCCAATTCGGACCTATTTTAGATTCGAGTAGCAGTGGAACATTCATTTTAACGCCATATGATTTCTCTATTAAGTTAGTTAGATCTTCGTTCATGTCTTCAATTATTTGTAATACCTCATCTTTCTCCTCTGGATGTATATCTGCAACACTTGAATCATGAACTGTATTCACCAAACAAGATTTTAAATGTTTCATCCTCTCTTCCATTTCAATTAAAACAACAGGTACTATATCACCAGTAGCAAAACCCTGTACTGGATAGTTCTTGATCATAGTAAAGTGTGATACCCCACCCCTCTTGTTACGCTTAACATCAGGGAAAGCATACTGTCGCCCTGACTTATTAGTTATCTTATTAAATCGTATAGCCTCATTACCTAGCTCTTTGTGCCATGCAGCTACACCCTCATACTTCTCATTAAAGTGTATGTAGTATGCCTCTTCAGCCTTAGATCTCCCATACCCTGTAGCTCCGAAGAGGGGCGCAAATGTATGAGCCTTTGCATCCTGGCGAGACGTTGGCTGACCTGCATCTGTAATAACTTTAGCGGTATAACTATGCACATCAAACCCTGTAGCAATTTCTTTTATAGCAACATCATCTTGTGCAAGGAACGCAGCAACACGGAATTCTAACTGGGCAAAGTCAGCCTCTAGAATGTGACCGCCCTTCCATCGAGATACAAACACCTTCTTAACAGGGAATGTACCGCCTCTGGGCATGTTCTGCATGTTAGGGTTACGCCCACTGAAACGTCCAGTAGCTGTAATGTGTTGAGTTAAACCTACGTGTAGGAAGCCATCAGACTTAGTGAAGGTGTCAATACCCTCGACGAATGCACTAAGGTAGCTGCTAACAGCAGATAGGCGCTTCAGGTCTGTCATAAATGATACTGCATTATCCATACCCTTAGTCTTAGCTGTACCAATCAATACATCTAAGTTATCCTTACCAGTGCTAAAACCATTGGCGCTAACCCACTTCTTACTTGGCGCTCCAAAGCCTAGACCTGCTATATGATTTAATGGTTTAAGTTGATAACCACGAGCATCACAATCCTTACACTTGTTAGGTCTAGCAAACTTAGTGCCATCCTTCTTAACACGATAAACTTTACCCTCACCGTTGCATGTAGGACATGTAAAAGCTTTTGTTCTACGTATGATAGTACTGTTAGATTCTACTGCAGACTTAAACTCTTTCTTGTTATACGTATGTTCGAATAGATCTACCCATTCCTTCTTATTGTTAACCTTACGAGAGAATACAACCTGAGACATTTGCTCTGGTGAGTTAAGATTGATAGGTGTATCACCCATTATTTCACGAACCTTATGTTGTAGCCTGTCTTCTATGTCTGCTTTCTCTTGTTCAAACTCTAAACGCACTGCATCTAAGGCTGATCTATCCACCCTGATTCCCGACATGTACATTCTGGTAAGGGTTTTGCAGGTGCGGAAGGTAACGTCTCTGATAGTGTGTAACGACTTTGATTCTGGTTCTGCGTAGTCTGCTTCGATAGCATGGAACAACTCACGAGTGGTGTCGAGATCGCCCCTAAGATAAAAGCTAAGTTCATCCAACGGTATTTCATTTGTATTGTAT